CAGAGAAGGATGAACATAGCCTCATCGAAGGCCTTAAGGTCATCTACGGGTAGGTAAGAGCAGTTGTACATACAAGTGTTGTCACGTGCAGCGGCTGGTCCTGCTGTCATGAGTGAACGCATGGATGGCATCACCTCAAGGTTAAGGATAGCCTCTTCGATGTCGTTGATGTAAGTGTTGTTACCTGCAACAGGCCGTACAATGTTGTCCATGTAACGGGCTACAGTCTCACCCCAGTTCTCACGGCGTCCTTCCTTGTCAAGCCAACGAGCATACCGTGAGGTAGCAATAAAAGTCTGGTAGTCTGTTGGTAGTAGGTTGCTCATTCGCCACGTCCTCGCATAGTTTTATCTTCATCTAACCAGACCATACGGTCAATGTCTTCACGGCTGATGCCAATGTCTTTTAGTTCCCTGTCAGACAATCTGTTAAGTATCTTGATTGCCTCTCGATGTTCTGACCACATCACGCAGTACCGCATGAAACGAACAAAGAGGTTATCCACCCACTTCTTTTTCATCTGTTATCTCCTGACCCTTTAATCGTACCACGCCTTGCACGATCATTCAACTTATCCATGTTTGTTTGCATAACCTCTGAGAGATTACTGTAGAAGTAATTGGATAGTGCTGTAGCATAGAACACCACATCCCCTAGCTCCTTTATAATCTCCTTCTGACTGACCTTTGTGTTGTCTCTGAGATACTTCTTGATCTTCTCAGCTACCTCACCTGCCTCACCCACCAAGCCTAGAGTGTTCTCGATTAGGCGGGTATCTCCTTCCGTTACGATCTTATCTTCTACCCAATAGGAATAGTCAATAGGTGTAACGTCTACAATCTTGAATGCGTCGATGTCTTCTTGTGTAATCATTCGTAGTCCTCTATCTTTGTTGTGAACCCGTGGTCAATATCTGACAAAGCTCCAAGGTTGTCAACTATCTCATCTGCAAATGCTTGGACAAACATGTAAGGTGTGATACCCACAGCATCTGCTATCTCCTCAATACTGAACCGTTCAATAATGCGGGTAGTCAGATCGTCATTCATTTAACCATTCCTCTGGTATCTCCTTGTCTGCGTAAAGGAACCCATGCTTATCACACCAATCGCCGTATGAAGACTTAGCACCCTTGTATAACTTGGCACGACTGTTACTGAAGACGAACCTGATGTCATGTTCTGTCCCGTATTGTCGTTTAATTTCAAGGTGTTTACGTCTATCGGCAGCTGTGAAGCGGCCCTTGGTTTCTATTATGATGCCGTTGTGAAGAACAAAGTCTGGTGTGTACGTCCTAATCTTGAAGTCTTCCCACTTGATCTTGGTCTCTTCGTAGGTGTACTTGACCTTCTTCTTCTTTAACATCTTAGCTGTTTGTTCCTCAAGGCCAGACCTATACCCAGCCTTGAGTGCTCGTTGTCGAGTGGTTAATTTCTTAGGCAACGTCTATCTCCGCAACCCTCGGTTCCTTAACCACTTTGGTAAGGTATAAGGGGAACGGCATAGCTGCATACTTGTACCCTTTGAGACCCTCTCCGTTGTTTGCATCTTTCCAGCACTCCTTCTTGAAGTCACAGAAAACACAGCCAATAGCCAGCTTCTCGTTACCTGTCTTGTAGTCAAACTCAACCTCGTAACACCGTTCAGGTGGTGTGTCAGAGGCTAAGACTTCTATCAATTCAGTGACACGTTCTTGTGTGTCGGGTAGTAAGTCCTCAGATGGTTGGTACAGTACGAGTGAACCATCCACCTTGTTCATTGCCCAGAAAGCTACACCCTTGTTGTCAGGTACAGCCTCACTGTAGGCAGAGATTTGCTGCATGTATCCGAAAGGATCATCAACAGCTAGGCTTGCCTGAGAGAACTTCTTGAAGGCTGAAGGGGAGGCAGACTTTACATCAACTACATGACCATCAATCACTGCGTCCATGTGTCCTGTAATGCCTGCGACCTTCACCCTCTCTTGCTCGTGTGTCACAGTGTGACCAGATAGTTTAGCAAGAGTAAGTAGTATCTCCTCGATGATGTCCCCGTACAGAAACTTGAGTAGCTTATCACCAGTCATAGTCTCACGGCTGTGTCCCTTACTGTCATACCATAGTTGACGAGCAGGCTTACCGATTGCTGACAGGCGTAGTGTAGCTCCCTTTCCTGTACGGGGTTTCAAACGAGAACGAAGTAAGTCCTTGAGGCTGTCACCAAAGGTATCGATAACCTTCTCGTTTTCCTCTGTCGATGTGTAACCATCAGTAAGTACAGCATAGACATCTTCGATCAGGCTATCAATATCTTTAGTCATTCTTTACACCTCAAATGGAATGGACATCTCTTCCTCTGGTACAGCATTTACTGCTGTGTTAACAGCATTGGACTTGATAACAGCAGATGATTGCTCGAAGTCTACAAGCTCCATGACTTGACAGAAGTCGAAGTACATCTCCTTAGTCTCTTGCTCCATGTGAGACAGGTGACCCAGCTTAATGATGTTACCGTACTGGCTGTTACCAATAGATACAAACATGTTTACCTTTGAACCATTACCTACCAAGTCCTCTGATGGATTACCATTCTTATCGTAGACCTCACCGTAACGTGTCCAACCACCTCGTGTCTTGTGGTCAAGACCAATCTGAATGAATCGAGCACCATCGAAGGTAGTATCTTTACCCTCTTTGACTTTCTTATTCAACTTGAAGTCAGTCATAAGACGTTCAAGCTGGTCATTCATCTTGATTGCGACAGTGAACTCTGTCTCTGTATCTGACATGTACTTAAGTGCTGGCTCCTGTAGTTTAGCCCAGCTAACTTCAACATCTTTGAGTACGATTTTCTTATCAGCCATGTATATCTCCTTTGGCGTAGTCTGTTTGATTATAATACACTGAGTAGCAGCCCATGTCAATGAGTTTCTAACCAGTTTCTGCCTATTTTTGCTTCACCATCCATAGGGCAGTTGAGTTTAAAGAAAGTGCCAGCATCTTTAATGGCTTGCACCTGTAGTTCACCTAACCTTTCTGCTTGATCTGCGTCAACCTCTGTCTGCCATTCGTCATGTACCCATGCACACTGCTTGAAGTTCAAGCCTTCCTTCTTAGCTTTGCTGTACCATAATAGATTGGCAAGGCGCATGATGACTGTCTCCCCACCCTGTAGATAAACAGACAGGGCAAGGTGTTCACTACCTATAGACAGGATGCGTCCGTCAAGACCTTTCATCCAGCCCATACTGGCAGCACGAGCAGCCTCACTCTTTAGTCTCTTGAGTGTAGGCAGTGCCTCATAGAAGTTTTGCATAGACTTGTTTGCTTGTGCTGCATTGCAACCAAGTATCTCTGCAATCTTACCAACGCCTGCCCCTAGCAGGAAGGCGTAGATAAATGTCTTAGCTGTGGGTCTGTCCTTACAGAACCTGCCCAGCGCATTCATGTTAAACGTGTGGATGTCACCGTCAATTACCTGTTCTGTATATACAGGATCGTTCATGTAATGTGCAAGTACTCGCAACTGAATACCTGCTGCATCCGTACCCACGAGCAACTTACCCTCAGGTACAGTGAACGCCTGCCGACACTCAGCTGCGTACAAGCCATCCATCTTCCACAGGATACCATCCTTACCGTGAGGTACAGATGGGATGTTAGCCATGTTCGGACCACGATGTGCAGCACGATGTGTTACAGCACCGGGAGTAATGACTTGCCCGTGTACCCTACCGTCTACCTGTGAACCTTGCAACCACTCAGAGGCCAGCTTCCAACGTGTCTCTAACACCTTCCATGTCTTGAGACCCTTGACTGCCTGAGGTGCAGTGTCAGGTATAGTGGCTAAATTTTCTGGGCAAATTTTATAACTGTCTCCACCCTTAGTCTTGACTGTCGGCTTCCAACCAAGACGATTGAGCCTCTTGTTAATCTGAGGTTGTGATGCTAGGTTGAACTCTTCCCACGTGATCTTGGTGTAGTCACCTTGTACATTGCAACCCTCCAAGAGTTGATTGGCAAAGATGCTACCGTCCTTCTTGTACTTGAGGTTGACCTCTTTGACTGGTACAGCAATAGGAACCATGAACTCTTTGATGTCTCTCTCAATACGAGTAGTCTCAGCAAGACAGGTAGTATAGATTTCTTGTGCTAGTTCAGTGTCAAGTAGAAATCCGTTAGCCTCTTGCTCACACATGATTGCGTGGACCTGATGCTCAAGATCAATACTTGCTTGACTGAACTTAGAACCTTCTTTCAGTAGCTCCTGATACACTAGCTCAGTCACCTTAACATCTTGCTTGCAGTACTGTTTCATCTCTTCTGAGTACTGAGACCAGTCATTGAACTCACCCTTGTATTCATCAAGACGTATGCCCCATGACTTGAGACTGTGACCACCCTTACGCATAGGATTAAACAGACGAGACAGAACAAGTGTATCTACTTGTTTAGACAGTGGAATCTTGTAGCCCCACAGGTTCTCAACTACCTTGCAGTCGAAGCCAGTACCGTTGTGAGCTATCCACTTGGTCACACCCTTAGCAAACTTAGCAAAGGCCTTGGGACCACGTATGATGTAGTTACCCTTGACCCCTACCTCTTTGGCCACCATGACATGAATGACTGTAGGGTTCAAGCCATCTGTCTCTATGTCGAACACTACCTCCATGTCCTATCCTCCGTAACTTGTAAGTCTACCTGTGTGGCGTGAGTAAAGTAAGCTATCAGCTACGCCTGTCTCGCCTGTGAATCTGTTCTTGATGACCCGTACCTTTGTGGTGTTACGTTCCAACTCATCCTCTGCCTGTGTGTTTCTCTCTAGTGCAACGATGATGTTGGACAGCTGACCGATACCTGCCGTACCTCGAATGTCTTGTAGGTTGATAGTACCTCCTTCTTCTGGTGGCTTACGGTTCTTGTCTCTGTTAAGATGAGACACCATAAGCAAACATATGTCAAGCTCTACTGTCAATGTCTTGAGCTTGGTAACAATCTCATCCAAGGCCTTGCGTTCATCCTTGGCGTGGTCACTCACAACAATACTGATGTGGTCGAGGATGATGTACTTGCAGTCACATGACCGTGCTAGATAACGAACCATGCTAACAATGCGTTCAACAGAATTACTGCCAAAAGAGTCATAGAGATAGACACGATTGCTTCCAAGAGTTGCCTGATAAGCATTATCAAATTCATCCTTTGTGTATTGTGTATCTGGTAGGTGCAGCATCTTATCTGCGTGTATCGACATCATGCCTAAGCCTGTGTCACGTACTGGTTCCTCTAGGAATAGAGTACCTACGTTACCCTTGTCCTGCATGATGAGGCTGTACAGTATCTCTCGCATTACCTGTGTCTTACCGACACCAGTACCAGCCACAAAGGTAATCAACTCACCAGTGCGTAAGCCCTTGGTCATGTCGTTGAGACCATCGAAGGGGTAAGGCACACAGTCATAGCTTGGTGGTGTACTTACCAGATCGTACAGCTCTGAGCCAGAGATGATACCGTCAGGTGTAAAGGGACCAGCCTTCTTGTGACTGTCAATGAACTCACGTTCACGACCATGTAAGATGAAGTCATTAGGGTCTTTGAGAACCATCTTGACTAGGCGTACCTTGCGAGGATCGAACAACTCAGCAACTGCAACGGCTGCATCCTGCCCTGCCTTGTCACTGTCGAAGCAGATGTTAATCTTCTCGAAGCTATCGAGCCACTCGTAGTTACGTTTGCAATCCTTGACTGCACCTGATGCACCATTGATTACGGACACACATGGCTCAGACATAAACAGCATCTGATACGCAGCCATTGCATCGAACTCACCCTCTGTGATGGTGACTGACTTGCCACCCTTGGAGAATGCTGACTGTCCGAACAGGTCTGCCTGTGCATTGCCGTTGAACTTGAATGTCTTGTCCTCTAGTCCTCTCTGTTTGTAGCCTGTTGGCTTACCATCTAAGGTGTAAACAAGATTGACTTGTCCATGTGATGTAAGCACCTTGTACTTCTCAGCTACAGCCTTTGTTAATCCACGACTGGTGATGGCTGTCACCGTACCAGTTATGGGTTGCAGTGGCTTGACTGCTGTTAGTGTTGGTTGCATTGTTTGCTCCTCATCATCAGGGAATGTCTTGGTCTTGCACACGTAGCAGTATGCTCCATCCTCGTGAGGATAAACACCGTCACTACTCCCGCAACTTTGGCATGGCTGGTGTTTCTTGTGTTCGTATTCCATCGAATAGTTCAATCTCTTCTGCCTCCTTGATCTTAGCTACACACTTAGGACATGGTGACCAGTCCTGAGTCTTCTCTTCCCAATATATCTCCGTCCCTTGTGTCATAGCATTACATATATAACAACGCATGTCTAGTCCTCTTCCTGTTTACCATGAATAATTCTCATGATGATTAACTTAATTGCAATGTACGGCCAGACAAGTGAGGTGTAGAAGTAACCTCTCTCCTCGCCATCGTTAGGTGTGAAGGCCTCATAGAAAAACAGCACACCTAGAAGGTACATTGTCACAGCCCCGTAAAGAAAGTCTATTGTCAATTCATACTCCTCTTTCTATTCTGATATGCACCCTCAGTCTGATGTAAGGATGCTAGGATGTCAAGCAACTGCTGATACTTGACACAGATTACATCGTCTGTGTCAGCTTCTAACTCTGTCTGTGTCAGAAAAACTGTGCCATCATCTGTGATGTACAGGTGCAGATCGTCATGCTCTCCTGTCTCATCCATCGAGACAACCTTAACGTAATCGAACTCGAACTCTATGGTAAACACTACAGTTTCTCCTTTCCCTCCAGTTGATTGATACGCATCTCAGCATAACGAATAACTTTCTGGAGATCAAGTATCTCACTGGCATCCTTTGTCTTGCCTGAGTATATCTTAAACCCTGCACGACTAGCATACTTGATGATGTTGCCACGCCAGAACTCAAAGCCATTCATCATGATGTATGTGATAGGCTCAATCTTCCAACGTGCATAGTGCTCAGGTTCCTGCACGATGTCTTCTGCTGTATGTTCTGACAATACTTTCTCCTTAAAGTCTTCATGCTCTTTCACAAGTCTCTTCCATTCACTGCTAATCATTCTTCCTCCTGACAGAAACCACACCATGTGTCTCTACTAGCATTACCACAACTGACACATTTACGCCACTTGTTTTTTGCATCACGATCAAAGGATGCCTTACGTTCTTCAGGTGTCATTGGTCTAATGTCTGTGAAGTCTGCCTCTAAGGGCCACTCATTGTCTGTCACGGAGTACATCCTCATACTTATTGAACAACTGCTCAAACTTCCATTGGTACACTTGCTGCATACCCATCAGTGCGTTCATCAGTTCATCCTGTGTAGGATCACGATCACCGTCACCTATCTGTCTGAACACAACCTGTAGGTCATCACACACATGCCAGCAATCCATTATCATTGGCTCCAAGTCATATAGTTTAGGCATCATCATCCTCCGTCAGAGCATCCCACGATACAGGGAATAGTTCAATCATCTTACGATCAATTTGATTAGCTACCTCACGTGTCTCTGCTTGTGTGTCAGACTTGCAACGCAGGTTACACATGTCAGCAAAGGCATCTAGGCTACCACTCCAGTACCACTCAGTCATGGTAGACTGTGGGAGTTCCATACGGGCTTGTTCTGGTGCTACACCCTGCGCTAGAAGGTCTTTGTAGGATTTAAGTGCTGCCCAACCTGAACTACCCCAATCACCTACATCTACTACACCATCAGAGCCTTGCTTCTTGTCAGCACTACGTCCACGCCATGCATAAGGAGTGTATAGCTCAGGCTCATCATCGACGTACCTGCGGCTGATCTCATTCCATCTCAAGAACTTATGCTTCACTAGCTGTCGTGCTACAAAGATCGGAGCCTTAACGTGGAAGCTGGCAAAGCAATGACCGAATGGGCTGATGTGTTTGTGCTTGGCAAGATAACGGATCAGCTTATCATCTTTCTTCTTGAGCTTGGGTGGCCCCCAAGGATCGTCTTCCATCTCACTTGTCTTACCAAACGATACCCGGGCTGCGTTAGCTACAGTCAGGTCATTACCCATGTGGTCAATGTACGTTGCTTTAATCATGGTAAATTAAGCTCCTCTATCTTTAGGTTATAACAGTCTGCCCTTACTGTGAAGTTGTTTGATGGGTCTACATCACCTTTCTTTAGGGGAGTAGCTTTTTTGTAGTACTCTTGCTTATCCATTACGCCTAAGAACCATGCGGTATCAAGCGTATTCTTAACACGTACAAAAGCGTATGCGTCACAAGCTTGACTCGTATTAAATTTAGCAACCGAACATTCATAATAAGACCGAGGCGGTACTGTTGTTTGTTTTGTCTTAACGTCTACCTTCTTACCATCTTTGGTAACTAGATCATAATCATATGTATTAGACCAGCTACCACCCATTATACTCAATGCTACTTGCTCCCCAATGAAACCCACTAAATTACCTGCACCATTTCGTATGGAGTTATTAAGTGTTCCCATTTCTTTATCTTTTAACTTGGCCTTATCTATCATTTCTTGCGTCACTGATACTTCAATCATCTACCTGTACTCCAATGCACTCAATTGTCTCACTGTTTTCGTTCACCATAACTGCCGCATCCTTTAAGGCAGCTTTGCAAACAGTCTCATTGTCATACGTGCCTAAGTGGTAGTATCGTACACCAGTTTCGGGGACAACGACAAACCATATTAACAACCATATTGTATTCATGTTATTGACTCCCACAGTATATCTTTTGCTTCGTCTTCCGATAAACTGAACCATTCACCGTTGTCCGGTTTGTTCCAAGGTTGCTTTGTCTTTGCTGCACCAAGCAAGTGTGCCTTACGTTCTGACTCATTGTAGTCAGCGCATTGTACACAGTGTACTAGCTTGTAGTCTCTCTTGGGTGAGCCTGTTTGGTAGTTGTTCAACCTAACCTCTGCGTCACGAGACTTACCTATCTTGATCCAACCGGGCCAAGCCTCATTGGATAATGCGTACACATACCCGGCTTGCACTTGTTCATCTGCGAATGCGTCTATGTCTTCCTGTGTAATCACTGTATGGCCTCCTCTACTTCTTCCAGTGCTTCATCAATCTCAACTACTACATCGGCAAGCTGGTTGTGTTTGTCTATTGTTTCCAACAATGCCAGTTGAAAGGTTGCAAGGTTCTCTCTCTGCTTGTGTTGATCCCATAGAATGAGACCAATACAAGTAAAGAAACCAATGTCCAGTAGAACCGCTATGTCTATCATGATACGTACCGTGCAATCTTGTACTCCAGATCAGTGTGTACAATGCCGTGCCATCCTGACAACTTGTTCTTCACCACATTGATGTGACGCTGATTGTCTTCTTCCTCTTGACCCTCAACTGTAGGGTTCTTGGAGATCATGATCATTAGGTCTGCCTCTGCCGCTTTGCCTGTACGTGAGCCTTCCATCATAGCTTGGTTAAGTACAACCTTACCCTCTGCCTCCGCCGATAGCTGAGACATGTAGAATACTGCACAGTCCTGTTGCTTCGCAATCTGACGAGCATGGATAGCGTTAGCCTTGAGTGCTTCATCGGGACGTGAGAAGCCAGCTGTACGAGCAAACTTGTCACCCATGTCTAGTATAACTACGTCAGGTTTGTACGACTTGCACACTGACTCAACCCAGTTCATGTCACGGCCTGTTGCATCCTTGAACATAACCTTGTCACGTATCTTACTAAAGATAGACATAGCTTGTACCCTGTTCGTTACGATCTCATGCTTGTCCATACCTGTAGCTGCCGTAATGTAGCGGTGAGCTACACGGTGGTAGCCTTCCTCGTTACACAGTACAATAACCTTAGCACCCTGCCACGCAAAGCCGTTAGGCCCAGCAACAAGTGAGGCATGGAAGGATGTCTTACCTGTGTTAGGTCTAGCACCTACCTCAATCAGGTGACCAGCATTGATACCCTCAACCTTACGTGTTAACGTAGGGATGTTGAATGTCCACTGTGACTCAAGATCAGTCATTGCAATGATTGTGTCGAGGTCAATGTCCTCCCACTCAACCTTGAGGTTGGGAGTGAAGTCATCACCGTACTGCTCAAGCATCTGACGTAGCGGATCAAGACTAGACTTGCTACCGTTTACATAGTCGAAGCCAAGGTTGGCAATGTCTTCTCCTACAACCTGCTGGAACAGCTTAGACAGCACCTCCTGTGCTACGTCACTGCCCATAGGCTGCTCCTTACTTACTTGATGGAACAGGTGCTTGTATGCCTCTCTCTGTGCCGTTGTGAGGGTAGGGTTGTTAGCCATGAACAGAGCCTCAATCTCTGCCGGAGTTACGGTACGCTCATAGCGATCCATAGCTGTGTCGATTGCTTGCTTGATCTTGCGAACATCCTTGCTGAACAATCTGTCGGGGCAACGTGCGCCACGATGATCGTCATAGAAAGTCTTGTCCATCAAGCTACGAATAAGGGATAGTTCCATTGGGGTTATTCTCCTAGTGATGAAAGGTTTGCCATGTCGGTTGGCATTCGGTATTTGATATCGTCTGTTAGTCGTAGAACCTTCACGGTATCTACGTAGCCTCGTAATTCTTTTGCAAATTGCAGTGTCTTGGGTAGTGCGTCAGGGTCTAGTGCAATTATAGCCGTTGAGAACTGCGATAAGTACTCCTTATGTCCATTGGACAATGATGTACCCAACACTGCTACCCCAACACATACACCACTGCCTACAACGGCAGCACTTATGCAATCCTCAACGACTACCGCAGTTCTACCACGTCCGAAACTATATGGCAATACACTTTTACCATATCTTTTCCACTTAGGTATACGATTACCAAGTGATCTGCCCGTGGCATCTACGGTGACTCCATTATGTACAACAGGGAACACCACACGATGTTCCTTCACATCGTACATAAGACCTAGCTGTTGTGCATCAAGCTCCCACTTGTCACAGAAACCTGACAGCTTTGAGTAGTCTCGCACAAACCATTCCGGTCTAGTGAAAGTTGTAGTGTGTGTCTCTTCTGCAACAAAGCCAAGAGACTTGCGAATGTCCTCCGCTGTGAGTGTGGTACGAGTACCACCTGACATGGAACAACTAGCCTTGTAGCAATTCCATACGATAGAACCCATGTTATTTGTAACAGTGAATGTGTTCTTACTATTACATGATGGACAAGTCATACGTCTTGTCTCACCATTGACTAGTGATAGATCACTTATAATGTTATTTATATTCATAGGTACTATTCACTTTCTGTGTTACTCGTTACCACTCGATTGTACACGGACATTTCTTTGTGTCAATGCACTATTTGCAGAATGGTACGTATTTTTTAGATAGGGTTTCACGGAAGACACATGTGCATGGCCCGTCACTGACATGACTTGGGGTAGTGGGACACCTGCATCCACCATCTGTGTAACTCCTGTCCTACGTAAGTCCATCAGACGTAAATCCTCTGGTAGTTTAGCCAGCCTCATTACCCTACGGCCTACCTTCGACAGCCTCTCCATTGCATACGGTATGTACGTACCCTGCACAGGGCGAGGATGTGGTGCTACGTACTCTTGAAAACCAAAGTCATTGCGCTGATCGTTGAGCATAATGCACAGGTCATCAGAGATTGGTAGTGTAACGTCAGCCCTACGCTTACTCTGTTCGAGGTTAAGTACTTGTTTTGCCAAGTCAATATTCTCCCACTTGAGATTGCGCATGTCACCAAGACGCTGACACCATTCGTATGCCATCTGCACAATGAGACCAAGATTGCGATACTCATAGTCGCTGTACGCTACATCAAGGAACCGGATAACGTCATCGTGTGACCACACTACCTTGCGTTGCGGTGTAGATTTACGTTTGATGTTAGCCCAAGGGTTCTGTGTAGTGTGTCCCATTTGTATGGCGTAATTGTACACACGGCTTGCACAAGTAGCAGCATGATTGGCGAAGCTGATACCTCTCTTCACCCACTCTTCGTATGCAGCCTTTGCAATCTTTGGTGTGACCATCTCGTACTTACGTGTACCCATAGTCTGATGGAGAACCGTCAGGAAGTACCTATAATCCACCTTAGTATTAGGACGTAACATATTGAAATCATTAGACTGATAGTAGAAGTTTATCAAGTCCGTCACTCTGCTGCTTGGCTTTACTTGTACAACAAGAGATTGCTCATGTCTCCACGCATCAATGGCGGCATTGTGTTTCTTCACAATACGTCTCACCTCACGTATGTCATCTCCATATGTCTCCCTTGACACCACACCCTCGTCCACAAGGGACTGCGGTGGGTTGAAGCGGTACGTGATGCCACCAGAAGGTGACACCCGTTGTTGTACGTAGCGTGGTAGTTTAGGCATAGGTTAAGCGGCCTCCAACAGACGGAACCTATCGTCACTGATCCACTTGCTTACCTCTTGCTCACGTGACCACATGCTGATTGCCTGTGTGTCGTTGCCTGTGTTCTTGAGGTTGAACCCGTTGCGTTCATCTGCATAGGTGGCATAGTTAGTCATAGCACTATACAGTGCGAACTTGTTGTGTCCACGTGTCGATGCCTCTTGCATGTACAAGCTGTACATCTTTTCTGACTTGCGCTTAGACCCTAGCATGTCATCAAGCAAAGAGCTTACGTCTACATACTTGAGGTCAGTATGCGCCCACACCTGCATCTCTTGTGCCTGTGTGTAGAAGTCAGTACGAGCACGGTTAAGCTCATAGATAAAGCTCTCCATAGAGAAGTTAGATGTGTTCTTCTTACGCACCTTGTCGTGATCCCCTGTGATCATGCCGTTGGTACAGAAGAAATCAATAGCACCAAAGAATACTTGGTTGCTGCACGAACCATCAATGCCATGAAGGCTGATGATACGATTGCCGATCTCTGTCTCGAACTTGTCTGTGCTTATGTCCATTGTGACATTGGGCAAGGTGATGTCTAGCATAGCCCATGCACCCTTACGTGCAGTACGGAAGCTATACTTGGCATCTTCCAAGTCATGCTCAGATAGTGTCTCCGTTGCGGTGTTGACTACACCACGAAAGAAGTCACCATGCGAGGCACATTGGAAAGATTTCCCAACGATACCAAGCGGTTGACCTGTAGTCTGATTGATGACGTACTTCTTGTCGGGCATACGTGTGTCCTCAAAAGCTACATCAAAGTCTAAATCTTCTGGAATATCAAAACGCATTTCACTCTCCTGTGATTGGTTAGATGGCAACTGTGCCATAGTTATATAGTCCCTGTCCACCCATATACTAGTAACGATAAGCTATCTATAGAATAGGTGTGATCCATATGTCACAGTCTTGGACAAGGATGCACTCCAGTAAGGGTTAACGTACCTTGCGTGGTAGTGTGTAGCTCCGTTGGTAACGTCCGGTACGACACCAGTGAGAACTTGGTTGGCAACCAGCACGGACTTAGCCCATGCCAGTATCTCTGTGGGTTCGTCGGGCTTACCGTCACAGTACCATGTAAACTGGCACTTGAACTTACCCTTCTCGTACCCTTGCTGCACTACGGAACACACATCGTCGGGCCAGCGACCACTTGCAACCCTGTTGAGTACAACATGGGCTACAGCGGCTTGACCCTGCAATGGTTCACTACGTGCTTCGTGATATACATTGAGGGCCAAGCACATTAATGCTGCGCTAATCATTGGAGCACCAGAGGTGCATCATGGATGTATCCATAGTTTGTGTACTCAGCGTGTACATATTCGGCACAGTCAATAAACTCAATCTTTGTACCGGGATGGTCATGGATAGCCATGTGGATTGCAAATTCTACTGCACTATTCCAGCTATGCACAGCGGGATAGGTAGTATCTAGCTTGACCACGGATGCTGTACCGTCAATCTCAAGCGTTACATCGTATGCCATTACAGCCATGATTAGTCCTCTCTTTTTAGGCTTGGGAAGGCATTACGTATTTTGTACCCTACGGAACGCACTCCCTGCATGGTACTGTGATAGCAATCACCCTCCAAGTCAATCATTTCCTGCTCAAAGTTCAACATTGTATCACATGCAAATCGTAATACTTCCTGTTGATTTGGTGTTAGATTGTTAAATGCTTCACGCATAGGCTTTTCCCTTTCTTCACGTTCCATTTTCCATTTGTTTTGGCGCTCTAGTTCTTCTTCATTTGGAATATAAGGCATAGTTGTATCTCCTAACCTGCAAAGTGTGATAGTTTACGTGGCTTGATACCATTACCAAACAGGTACACGGTACGCTTGCCAAAGTGGTACGCTACGGATGTCTCCATACGCTGACGCTTGAACCAACCACGTGACATTGATTTGCGTTTACGCATCAAACCTTTCTTGCCAAACAGGTTGAACCGAAAGCCTTGTGATCCATCGTCCAATGGTTTTGTTGCTACAATTACAAACATTTATGCTACTCCTTCTAGCTTTGCATCCAATTCTTTGAGCCATGTAACTAGGTGCTTACGTTGACGCATCAGTTTACCACGCTCCATGTCGTACTTACCACCAATAAGGCCAGCGGATTTGAGCAATTGGATGCGATAGTTTACACGGTTTTGATACTCGTTAAGCTCGCTTGCCATTTGCTTTTCCGTCTTAGTTTCCCAGTTCTCTAGGATGTAATCATCCAGAACGGAATAGTTGTATGTGTACTTACGTGCTTTCTTCATGTGGAATGTGTGCTGTACATACAACTCAGGCTTCAGGGATTTTACTACAGGGCGGTTGGTTTGTGTTGGGTTTGTCATGTGATAGCTCCTTTTAAGCTGTTTTAAGTTCAAGTGTTAAGTCAAGGCTGTGCCAGCCTATTGGCATACATACATGGGCATAGCCAGTTGTCAAGTCCATAAGTATATCTCCTACGGACATGCTTGGACGGTCTCGTATATTGGCAGTCTTTATGGAACCGTCACCATACCCATTGCCTTCATCAAAGATGGCCTCAAATGGGGTACGTTCTCTTGTTTCGATGTCGTGCATAATCATGGTAGGTTCATACATATTGTGAAACAAACCGTCATGCACTGCATCTTCTACAGTCTCTCGTGTTGGCATACCAAGTGCGAAGTACGCTTTGGCATATACTGACGTAGGCATCCTGTTGATGCGGTCACTGTCAACATTAGTACGTTGGTAGATCATGTATACTGACATAGCTATGCTATCCTTTTACTTTTGTAATCGGTTACGCCTCGTTGCATTAGCACTTTTTTCTTTCGTGCAATGTCACGATCACGTTTCCAATCGTCATTGTATTTGGACTGTCCAACATTGGACGCTTTCCGTTTAGTCGTCTTGATGAAATTTTTCATTTCGTATTGCATCGTATTTGTCCTTGCTACGGTTACGTTTAGCTTTGCTACCTTTCTTTGGTGGCACTACCTGTGGGGCTTTGCGCTCTTGCAGCATAGCCTTTGCCACAGGATTTACAATCCCCACAGATACTTTTTTAATCATCTGTCTCTTCTTCTACCTTGTGAAACTTTATTGTGATACAACCTGTGCCATCATCTTCCGTAACTTGCCACCAAAGGCCACGACTGTCATCAGATAGCACCATAGCATTAAGCCATTCAAAGAATACTTCTCTATCCATGTTCAAATCCATATGTTACACATTCTACATGATACCTAGACACTACGTCACCAGTATCTAAGGCACGGTTGGCACGGTTACCAGCCACATACTCACACCATGAGTTCCACCAATATTCGGCAGTTGAAAGCTCATGATTTTCTCCATGCTCTGCGTACTGGTGGCACAAGTGAACGTAAGCCTCAATCTTACGAAGTATTGTAGCTTCCTTGGCTTTCATGTCAATTTTAGTTGCATTAACAGGTATACCAAAGCGTTTGAGGTTGTGGACATCCAAACAGGCAGTATCAAAGCCCAAGCATTGAGCCATAAATGCCGCTTTTACCATGCCAAAGTTAGGCACATTGACGAACAAACGTATAGCCTCTATGCAGCCTTGCTTGGAATCATAGCCGTGCTTGTCGGCAATCTGATACAATTTACCATATAGGTAATCCTTGTGGTCATTGAGGTACTCATAGCCATCGGACTTTTTACCCCATAGGCAGTCAGCGGCATAGCCATCACGTTCAACCTTGACCATGCTACCACGGACTGTGGACAGGCCAGCTTGTATCGTAAGCAATACGAACAGGCCAGTGTTTACCAAAGCATCTGGGCCACGCCATTTTACGAAGGCTTTGATCTCATTTACATCACGTTGATACATTGTATGTATCCTTTCAAAAGTGTCCAACATTGGACGGTTTCAATTAGGCAAATGCCTCATTCCATTCGGCAGGTGTGATACCTGTCATCAAGAACTCACGTTCTTCTGCCGACAATTGTGGCATAGCCGCTTGAATAAGCTGACCAGCTTTCCAATCATCATACTGTTGCCTAGTGAACGTCATAGACATTGTATTTTCTTTGCCAGACATCATAGATGTTTTACTTACATGAACTGCATCGCTTGTCCAGATCATTTGCATTTGATAAACTCCGTTTAAAGTGTCCAACATTGGACGGTTTGTTTCAGTGTTAGTATTAAACATATGTTATATAACACTTTCACTAAAGTATCAGTGTTATATAACTATGTAATACTACTTGTCAAGAGGGGAAATATGGTAGCCACCAACATTGGGAATAAATAATCCATAGCCATCTGTATCGGCATAACCAAAGGTTACAAGCAACAAATAGGCAAGTGCTGCACTGACCAATACATAGGTAACAAGTACGAGGCGAATTTCAGCTTTAGTCATTTTTAACATCCTTCCATCCACTATCGTGGATCAATGTGGGAACACGGCGTTTCAACTCCTCTGGAGTGACCGTGTTGGCAATCAAAGTGTCCAATGTTGGACGGTTCATTTCTTCTGCCAGTTCACAGAACTGTGCCATAGCGGTGTCAAGCATAGCTTGCTCAACACCAGCTTTGAATGTGAATACTTTGTATCTCATGCAGCTTGACGCTTTTCAAGTGCAGCCATCAGATCAGTGATGATCTCTTCAAGATCAAGCTCATTCAATTCGGCTTGAGCAATGATGGTATTGACCATCACTTTGTGAGAGATACGAGGCTTAGTTGTATCAGCCTTTGGCTGTTCTGCATCGGACTGTCCAACATTGGACGTTTCACCTTCGGTGGTTGCTTCTTCATCAGCTTTAGCTGCATCTCGCATTGCTTTCTGCAAAGCAGTAAGTGAAGTACCTTTGAACTTACCATCTTCGATGAACTTGCGGCACTCTACTTCGTTTTCAACGAACCACAGAGCTTCGGAACGGCGGCGGCGATCAATTACATTGATGCCATACATAGTTAGCGTTTGACGGCTTATCTGACCAGAATCCAAAGTGGATTGAGCCTTCAACTCTTGTAAGAGTTTGCCAAGTCTTGTGTCGAAGCCAGAGGCTTTGATGGTATGTTTCAGACTGTTAGTCTGTTTCCAGATTGATGCTAAGGCTTTGCCTTCTTTTACGAGAGCTGAGATTGTAGTACCTTCGGTAGTTTTTGTTGTTGCTGAATTTGTCATTTCGGTAGTCCTTCTTTATCTATACTCTGTTTATATGAGAGAACCTATATCTCTCACAAATAGTGAGATATAGTTCTCTTTATAAACTAGTAGAGTATAGTATAAGTTGTCAAGTCGGTTTCTCATGACGTGATCCTCTGCGCCTGTCGTTTCCTACGCTACTGCAAAAATATATTTCATATATATTTTGAAGTTGGTGCGCTAAACTCATGCGAGGCTCCAGCTTGGATTAGGTCACCATTTGTGTTGCATAATTGTCATATACTTTGTATATGTAGCATGTCCAATGTTGGACACTTCAATTGACCATTGGCAGAGCTATGCACGGCTTGTGGATATGTGACATGACCATCTTCGATGGGGGGGTGGTATAAATGAGCATCGGCTTTGCAACACACCTTTGGTGTGAAAACTGCCCCAATTACTACACCATAAATGGTGGCAACTGATTGCATAACAGTTGTCGTAGACAAGTAAGTG